CGCTTGAGTAATCAACCCGCGAGACTGGTCGTATGCTGCCTGATCCAGTTCGTTTCCATCAATAATGCCATTTTTGTTCACATCATAAATCCACGGATCGAAGGATGGCGATATTATTGAAATGTCTAGGCTTCCTTGCGCCAGCACATTGTTATTGGCATCCAGCAGTTTGGCGACAAAGGTGGCGCTGGAATAGCCGGAGGGGGTGGCCACGCTGAAGGCAAAAGGATTACCGTTGGCTATACTCCGAGTTTCTCCGGGGCCAAACGCATAGCTCTGCTTTTGGGTAGTAATGATTGGAGCGCTGCCGCTAAGTAAATCCAGGGATACAGCCAGCGTGTATGGGGCCGGCGTGCCATCCGGGTACTTGCTGGCGTTGGTCACCTGGCTCAGCTTGACAGTATATGTTTGCCCGCTGATAAGGTCCACCTTAATTTCTCCTAAAAGCTGATGGTGCCGCCTGGAGTCACGGCTGCCGGGACTACGTTCTGGCCGGTGAGGTCAGCCGGTTGATTAATAATATTGTTGTTCAGGTCATAGAGGATGACGCGGACGCTGGCAGCGCCATTGTACCCGTAAGGTATGGGTAAGGCGGCGGTAGCCGAGTAGGCCTGTCCAGGGCCGACCAGAATGGTCGTAATGAGGCCGCTCGCAAACAAGCCTCCACCGACATAGAGCGCGATCTGGTACTTGAACGAAGCCCCCGCGATGACGGAGCCGTCAGTACCGTCCGCGTTCTTGTAGACGCTGGCGTTCATGATGAGCGCGGCGATGTTAGCTGTCTGCCCCTCCGTCATGGTTGGAATCGGGGTACTGACCACAATGGTGCCCATCGTATGGACTTGGGTACTGACTACAGTGAAACTGAGCGGCGTTGCTGTGGCGATGGTGGTGGTGCCAGCGGTGTTCATTATGCTGGCGGTGGCGGTACCGTAGCCGAAAACGCTGATGGGGATCGTGAAGGTCTTGGAGTAGGTATATGTGCCACCGGCGGCAATTGCCACGGGGTCTTTCGTAATGACGAGCAGCGTGTTGGCACCCACCAGGATAGATAGATTCACAGCGAAGGTGTAAGGTGCGGGGGTTGTTGTTCCCTGGTAGACCGTATTGTTGACAAGAGTAAGCACGGCGGTGTATGGCCCGCCGCCTGCAATCATGCCACCGGGAAGGGCGGTAGCAACACGTCCATTGGCGAACCTGCCCGCGACCAGGTTCCCGTACTTGTCGTATATTTTGAGCGAGAGGGTGCTTTGCGGCCCGGCCGCCTGCGCCGCACTGGGCCTGGTGGCGGCATAGATTATGCCCCCGACGGTGCCGAGTACTCCGGCGCCGAGAAGTACCTTAACGCCTGTTTTCATTTTCCCACTCCTCTGGTATGACAATACCATCCCAGCCCGAATATCACCAGCATGTAGCCGAGAACGCAGATTACTTCGATGCCATTGGCGTCCATAGATTTTACTTAGTCTCCGCTGTAGGTGATGGTGATGCCGGCGGCGATGGCGGGACCACACTGGTAGGCTGTACCCCGCTGCGACTGCCAAAGTAGAAGCCCAGTGCACCCATGGCCGCGCTGGATAGGAAGCCCATACCGAGCTCTACCTTACCGATAACCAGCAGGTACAGGCTACCCGCTACAGCCCCGCCTACGGTGATAAGAGCGAGCAGTGCACGAACTCCCAAATCTGTCTTAAGTCTCATATCACCTCACACCCCATCCTGTCATACCTGCCCATGTTATCCAGACTACTAGTGCCAGCACAAGAGCGGTCAGAATGGCAACAAGAAACCACTTAGGAAACCCTTGTAGAGGGTTAGTGCAAGGTTTGCGCATTCTCAGTTCCGTCATTATATCATCCCCGCCGCTAACATTTTGGCGGCTATGTTGGCCTCCTAAGAAAGTGAGAAGTAGTTATAACGCTTGACAATGGTGGCATAGAACGGCAGATTCCCTTCGTGCCTCTTGAGCTGGTCCATGAGCACTTCCGAACCGGTAAATACCACATATCTGTCGCCACCATTTTCAAACTGGATAGTAACATAGTTCTTGTCCCTAAACTTGCTTTTCCCTACCCGAAAGGCAAGTACTAATATCTCCTTATCCAGCATCTCGCTGAGCTTTTTCTTTTTACCGTCAAGCGGTCCTTCCTCTCCTGCAAAATCCCCAAAATGCGGGTAGACCATCTGTCATGCCCCATTCCGTTAGAGCTTTTTTGCCGGGCTAATCGCACTTCGAGTTATCATGCCACTCTCCATAGCGGATTGATAATGGCGAGGCTTTCACAGGCACGGTCCATTGCTTTGAGCACCCGGCTGTTCCCCAGGATATACCTCGAGACAAGGTTATGCCCATTACAGTGCTTAATCCAGCCCATATAGGACATGACCGAGCTTATAATGAAGGTGGGGCTCAGGTATTCGTAATCCCCCTCGATGAGCTTAACCCTTTCCTTCAATCTCTTAGCCGACGACTTTCTCAGCAGGGTATAGTCCCTAAAACTCCTGTAGCCCAGGAAGTCTATGCCCCGCTTGTCCACCGGAAAGATTTGGGTCTTGGGATTAAGCTCTAGGGCCAGGCCACCAAGATACTCCCGGATTTCATTCAGAAGGCTCTGGAGTCTCTCCTTACTCTCGTGAAGGATAACCCCGTCATCACTATAGCGGATGTAGTATTTCAGCCCCTTGTCTTCCTTGAGCCAGTGGTCAAAGCCATTCATGTAGATGTTGGCGAAGTATTGGGACAGGTAGTTGCCGATAGGAATATTACTTGACCCGCCAGCGCTCCGCACGATATCCTCCAAGAGCCATAAGGTATCCTTGCATTTTATGGTCCTCTCAATGATCTGCATCAGGGTGTCATGTCGCACCGAAGGATAATAATGATGGATATCAAACTTCAGGCAGTACCGGGTATTATCTCTATCCTTCATGAATCTGTGCAGCCTTGTCAGGCCAGCGTGTAGCCCCTTGCCTGGAATTGCGGAGTAGCAGTCACAGATGAAGGTTCTATCCCATAGCGGCTGGAGGATGTTCATAATGGCGTGGTGGACAATGCGGTCGGGGAAATAGGGCAGTTTATATATCTCGCGGAGCTTACCTGAGTCAAAGATAATCTTCTTCCTGTAGGGCGCGGTGTGAAAGGTCTTGTCCCGGAGCATCTCATGGACCTGCCCTAAGTAATATTCCTGGTCACTCTCCACCATCCTGACCTCAGAATAGTGCCCCTTGCCCTTTTTGGCATTATGATGCGCCAGGGCAATATTGCCCTGGTCGATTATCTGCTCGTACAGGTTCCCGTATCTTTTCATTTTCTTAACCCTGTGAGCAGGGAGAGCTTTCCCTTATCGGTACTAGCACTCCCTACTCATAGTAGTGTATTCGACCTTGCGGTCAGGTTAAAATGCTGTTCAGGGCCGCGCCAGTCCTGAGCTCGAGCTGTGTGCCGATATTACGATTGGCATTCGCCGCAACGTTATTCGAATTACGATAGCTGACCCCTGCATTCGCGCCATTATTCCAATTGCTGCTGGCTAGCAGGATTGCGACACATTTTCGCATTTTAACCTTGCTTACCTCCCTCGTCTTTAATTTTTACCCAATAAATTCGAGCCGTGCGCCGAAATAACTATAGGCAACCGCCGCAACGTAAAACGAAAGACGATAGCCGACCCCCGCATACGCGCCATCAGCCCAATCGCCGCCGGCCAGCAGGGTGTTAGTCTGGGCAGCTACATGGCCATACCAGTAGTCATACAGGTAGGTAGCGGATGAGCCGGCTACGGCTGTGGCCAGGAAGATGTACTTCAGCAGGTCCTCATAGACAATGTTGCTGATATATCCGTTTGCGACAATAGGCACTGCCAGGGAAGTTTCATAATCACCAGCACCGATAGGATTGGCAAATACCCCGGTTCCGGTTCGCTTGATGATGCGGTAACCTGCATCCAGTGCGTCATAGCCGTCAATGAACTGATAGATGTTGCCCCAGAGGTTCTCAATACCTCGGTAAGCAATTGGAGTTAACCCATTTACTCCCGTGCCTGACCCGGTGCCGTTAACACCGATATTGGTATCGCTTGAGTTAAATCCGTTGACCTCGCCATTGAACCCGGTGCCTGCGGCCTTATCCACAATACCTCTGCCAACCAGAGTCTGGCTGTCAGCACCGGCATACTCGGTGTAGAAAAGTAGCTGTACAGCGGAGAGTGACCAGATATTAAACAGTCCCCACCCAGCTCCAATATTCCCTGCCAGCGTTCGACAGTGGGCTTCGGTTACGACTCGGCCAGTAGGCCCCGCCGTTGTGTTGC